CAGTTTGTCTCTGGTGAAGTGGCAAGTGAGGACATTCAGCGACTCTTCGCGTTGTTCATGCTGGCTTGCCATCCCAACAGGGTGGATGATTACAATTCAGATGAAGGCTACGCTTTTAGCAAGATCGCAGCGTGGAACTACTTCATCTCTTCCATGCCGAAGGGACTCGTCTATGTCGGTTGAAAACACAGCCATCAGTGACAGCATCGTTAAAATGTACGAGATTGCTCGCACTATCTTGAAGGCACCTCGCGGAGCATTAACTGATTGGGAGGAGAACCTGTTGTGTAACTTCATCGAAATGTACTGGGCTGAAAGAGAACTCAAGCTGGAGCACATTGATGCTTGATCTTAACGACGTTGAATACTGCTGGATTAAGGATGGAGCAATCAACATCAGGACTCCATCATGTGGGTGCTGTTCTGAATACATCTCATCAACCGATGATTGGTATTCTGTCGAGGAACGACCAACCAAGGAACTGGTCGAAGACTACATTGCCCGTGAACGTGCTCGTCTTACCGAACTTGAAAACCAACTCAAGGAACTTGAATGATCATTAACGAACTGTCGGCTATTGCATACAACCGATTCATCAACTCAGATTTTGATACGGGTATTGAAGATGATGGCCGTGTGTTCAACAAGGCTTTGCCAAGCGATACACCCGTAAAGCCTGGCAGCACCAGACCGATGATCTCTCGTAGCCCCTTTGCTCCTACTGAAGATACGCTTCATTATCGTGTCTTGGATAAGCTGGCTAAGCAAGGCTTCCGTGTCTCTTCTACTTTTATTGACTACCTTGCGAAGGTATTCCCTAAGGGCGACGAACAACGAAAGACTTGGCAAGATGCCATTGAGCGTACCTTTCGTGCACTGTACCGCAAGCGTGGCCAAGTAATCTATTGTGATACCTTCTACGATTGGCGTGGAAGGGTTTATCACATGTCTGGAGAGTGGGGATCCCTTCAGAACAACAAGCTCAGCAGAGCGTCTCTGTCGGCTCCTGAAGCAGTGCTTGTTGAAGGCGAGGCTCTTGATTATATGCTTAAGATCTTTGAGCATGAGGGCTGGCCTACTGATATCAAAGCTGCTAAGGACTTTCTGGACAATCCTAAGTTTGATGGCAACGGTGCCCTGGACTGGATGGCTGTTCGTGCTGCTCTTGCTATTGTAGAAATTGCATCTACTGGTAAGACTGATTACATGCTTGAGCAAGATGCCACGTGCTCGGGCTTCCAACACATGGCTCTGATCATGGGCGATAATAAGCTTGCCAAAGCCGTCAATGTCACACTCAATGACAAAGACGGAGATCTGTATGTCAACGTGGCAGAAACAAATGACATTGCTGATGAACTGTTCAAAGGCAATCAAAGGCAAGCTCGACAATTTGCCAAGAAGATTGTCATGCTCACTGGCTATGGATCCGGTGCTAACGGTATTGCATCTGGATATTGGCTGGATCATGGCGGCGATGGCGAACTGACTGACGAAGGCGTTTTTGTGCCTAATGACAAATCCAGCATCTTCATCGGTACTCGGCAGTTTACCTATGATGACCTCGTTGAGTTTGTCAAGCGTTGTCAGAAGACCATGCTTGACGAATTCGAAAGCATTGCCATTCTTCGTAACATGTGTGTGCAATACTTTACTCATTGCATGATTACAGATAAGAGTGTCTTTGCCTGGACTACTCCTGATGGCTTCATTGCCAAGCGTCTCATCACTGAAGACGAACAAGCCAAGGAAGCAGTAGGTGCTGCTGGTGCCATGCCTAACATGGTGCATAGTCTGGATGCCGCTGTTGTTCGATACGTCATTGACAACTGGGACAGCACGCTTGGCGTAGTGCATGATGCTTTCTTCACTACCCCAGACAAGGCTCTCGACCTAAAGCGTGTCGTGCAGCAAGGCTACATTGCAGTGCATAGCCAACTCAGCAACTTCCCTATTCAACGAAACGCTCCAATGCTACCCATCGGGCGATGCATTGGACTCTAACCACCGCAGGGGCGGTCCTGGCTTATGGCTGGGATCGCCCCTTTGCTTTTAGAGACTGTCGTGATTCTCTCTTATGCTGATAGCAGATTTTGCCATAGCAGCTGCTAAGTTGTTTTTGCAGAGTTCACTATCACGCCGTTATAAACTATCGCCGTTAATAAAGTAAATCCTGTCGGTAGCGATTGATACTGTGTCAACCTGAGCATGTTGAAAAACTGCTCATTTCTATAAAAGGATTTCACAATGAAGATGAATGAAAACACCCCGGCGTGGGCTCTTTACGGAGTCCTTAACAATCCCACTACTACTGATAGCAAGCGTGAGCTGGCTACTACTTACCTGCATATGAAGATTGACACTTGTAGTGACAAGCTTCGTGCCAAGATTGAGGCTAAGATCAATGAAGAATCCTGACTTTATCTCTCGTCGTAACCTGGGCTTTGCAATCTGGTTTTGTATCTTTGTAATCATCGGTTTCTCTCTCGGCGGTTGTAATACTGTCAAGGGTTTCGGCATGGATATGCACGATATCGCTGATGGTATTCAGCAAAAGATGGGTAAGAAGTCCTCGGAATATATCCATGAATGATTTCGAAGAGCTAATGCATTCTTATGGTCTGGATCCTAGTTATCCAGAACATCTTGACGAACTTCTTTATCGAATCAATAGAGACAACGAAGATGAGCCTCATTTCTACAACCCTAGCAGCATCCTTGACACTCTTTCTGAGTATGTCGAACTCGACGAGTACTACGACGAATACTCAAACAACGATGACGAGGATGACTACATCAGATCAGAAGACTGTTGATTGGGATCGTATCATCCATGCTATCCACATGGTGGAAACAGGTGGTCGTATGGGTCCAATTCTTGGTGATGGCGGTGCTGCTCTCGGCCCCCTTCAGATTCATAGGGGATATCATGCAGACTCCAACGTTGAAGGCCCGTATTCTAGAGTATCTGATCTGGAGTACGCCTCTTCTGTTTTTAGGGCTTATATGGATCGGTACGCTACTGTTTCTCGTCTAGGTCATGAACCTACATACGAAGACATCGCTCGTATTCATAACGGCGGACCTAACGGGTATAAGAAGCGTGCCACTCTCAAGTATTGGGAGAAAGTTAAGGAGTATCTTAATGGCTAAGATTCTGATTGCTTGTGAATATAGTGGGCGAGTTCGTGATGCTTTTGCAGAGTATGGTCATGAGGCAATATCTTGTGATCTTTTGCCCTGCGAAGGTCGTCAAGATCTTGCTCATTATCAAGGAGACGTTACAGATCTTCTTCAAGATAGTTGGGATATGGTCATTGCTTTTCCACCTTGTACTCACCTAGCGTCTAGTGGTGCTCGTTGGTTTGAGAAAAAGAAAAAGGACGGAAGACAGCAACAGGGCATAGATTTCTTTAGGCTTTTTACAGAATTGTCCCATGTAAAGTATACATGCATTGAAAACCCTATTGGGATTATGTCTACTTATTATAGAAAACCGGATCAAATCATCCAACCTTGGATGTTTGGTCACCCAGAAACAAAAGCTACATGTCTTTGGTTAAAGAATCTACCTCTGCTTACTCCTAGTAATGTTGTAGAAGGCAGAGAGCAACGTATCTTTAAACTACCTCCTTCTAAAGAACGAGCTAAGCTTAGGTCACTGACTTATCAAGGCGTTGCCGATGCTATGGCACAGCAATGGTCAACCATTTTAACTAAAGAACAAAACTAGTAATGTCTACTTATCTAAACTGTACACGAGCTTCCTATGAAGAAGCCTTGCGTGGTCTTTATATTTATGCGGATGATGTTATTCACTCAGAAGGCTTTGAGCCAGAGTGGCTTAAGAATGAGATCAACCGTATAACTTCCATTATTATAAACTGGGATGCTCTTACTAATGGAACAAATGAGCAAACAGGACAAGGAGATTCAGAGGAGCGCCAATGAAGCGGTTCCATATTCTCCTCGTCCTAGTACTCCTGTACTAAAAGAGAATACAGATAAATACAAAATAATCTATTCACTTATTGACCAGACCTTTGGTATTCCTAGTAATTATGTCAAATGCAAGATGTACGATTACGAAGGTAGGTCGGATGTTCTGGTTAATTTTTGGGTGCCTGATCCTAACCAATGCGAATTAGATTTGATTAGGAAGAGTATTATTCTCTCTTATAGGTACGAACAAGGAAAGGTAGAACGCACATGACTTTTATTAATGACCCTGGTGAACATTGGCACAAGGATGACATGCTTGATGAGCCTGACATCCCCGGTGTAACTAGTCCTCAATGGAACTACGACGAGCACGCTGACTACATCAATGAGTGTAGTCGTTATGAATCAGGCGATGATATCAGCAAGGAAGATTACATGGATATGTATCGCTATGAGGATGATTCTCCCTTCTAGGATTCTGCGCTGGTTCAAACGATCTAAGCGTAACTCGTACTATATAGCCAATCTCTGGGATAGATATGATGATTGGTGCAGATCAAAGGAGTACAAGTGAACCTGATTGAACTCGCATGGGAATATGCTAAGGATAACTGCCGGGCACGAAAGAAGCATGTGTCCTTTATCTTGCAGAATAATCGTATTATCTGTAAGGCTTGCAATGGCTTTGAAGTTCCTAGCCGGTACGCTTTCATGGGGTATCGCTCGCTACATAGCGAGGTCAATGCTATCATGAAGTTGAACGTACCTAAGGAAGAACTTCATCTATACAACTTTAGGTTCAACAATGCAGGACAACTGAAGATGTCTTGCCCATGTAAAATCTGTATGCCATGGTGCGAATCCGTATTTGAATCAATCACTTACTCTACTAACGAGGGTCGCCTCGTGACTATGGAAAATGTTTATGTATCCTGAACATATGTATCCAGCGCGTTTCGCTACGTTTATTTACAAGGATGTTGTCAACATCGGTAACGGAAGCCTTCGCATTAAGGAATATGATGGCAACGTTGATGTCGATTGGTACGACGAAATCCATGAAAAATGGTCTCCTCTTGGCATTAATGACTTTGAATATTGCATGGGCCTTGCGCTTCTGCATTTTGAAGCAGAGGAAATGTGCGCGTGGACTATGGCAGATTTTCGTCGTGTAGCACAGGTTATTTACTATGAAAATTCCTGTATTAATTACCCATCAGATAAGTACGAGCAAATCTGCGGTATCAAGAAGCAACACGGCACCCAACCAGATCCTTGGGATGTGGTAAAGGCCAGACTTAAGGCTAAGAGTCATCCATTCTATGAAACTGCAGAAGGAGCAGATTGATGGACATCAAGAATGCCTATGATTTTTACGGGCCTTTCCAGATCTCAAACGGCAAGTGTTATGTTAAGCATAACTACGTTCCATTTGAACTAGGATCGCTTGAACTAGCTGAAGTTATTAAGAACAAGCGAAAGGCTCTTGAAGAAGAACTAATGAAGTGGATTCTGCTTCAAGAAGCTAACAACACCGAATACACTTCAAAGGATGAAGAACATGAGACTACGGAAAACTGATGGCTTAGACGTTGTAGAGTATGAGCCTGTTACTTTCATTGATTGTATGGGCTCTGACCTTGACGTATGTAACGCTGCTCGCGTTTCATTTGACAAAGAAACTGAATGGGACGTAGATCAAGAAGCAATTGAGTTCCTACGCCTTAATGGCTGTACATATCAGGAAGAAGATGTACAGATGCTTAAGGAGAAGGACCGTAAGCTTCTTAACTACCTCGCTCGTCACAATCATTGGTCGCCGTTTGCTCATTGTTTTCTAAAGTTTCGTTTTCAAGCTCCAATCTTTCTTGCTCGTCAATTTGTCAAGCATCAGATTGGTTTTACTTGGAACGAAGTAAGCCGACGCTACGTTGATAACCCACCGTTTTACTTTGTTCCTGACTCATGGCGGCGTCGTCCTGAGAACATGAAGCAAGGTTCTACATTTGAAGATGCTGTCCCAGTTAATGGTAAGTATCTTGATATGTACAAGACTCAAGCTCGTGAATGGCGGGCTGATTACCGAAGCCTAAGTTATGAAGGCGTCTGCCCAGAACAAGCTCGCATTTCGCAACCACTTGCAATGATGACCGAGTGGATCTGGTCAGGATCTCTTATGGCTTGGGCTCGCTTTGTTAAGCTTCGTGCTGATAAGAACGCACAAGCAGAGTGTTGGCCTTACGCTGCTGCTGTATATAACGAAATGGAACGTTGCTTCCCTCATTCTACTAAGGCTCTATTGGAGACTAACGATGCCTAACTGGTGCGAAAATCGTGTAAACATTTATTGCGACCGGCCTGAAATTCTCAAGGAATTTACCGAAGAATGCATGACTAATGGAGTCTTTGACTTCTTTAAGATTGTACCTCTTGGGCTTGGTGAAGATGAAACCGGCAATCCCAAGTGGGAGTACAACACTGCTGTTAGCAAATGGGGTACTAAGTGGCAACTCTGCGACGATGATGCCGATGGTTTCTTAATTGAAGAAGATCGTATCGAAGCTAACTTTGATACTGCTTGGGGGCCACCTGTAAAAATTTACAATGCAATTGAAGCATGGTTCCAAGACCGTGTCAATCCATCAGATTTTAGTATTTCTTGGTTTTACGATGAGCCAGGTATGCAGTTTGCTGGTTATCTGAATAACGAATAAAGTGGAAAATACTAAATGATTGATGAGTTTGTAAACATGCACACAGAGATGGCGTTTAGGAACAATGCAAGCACTGCTATTCTTCGTGCAATGGCTAACTTAGGTAAGCCATTCAACGATGCATTGGCTGCTGCGTTGCTTAGTCTAAACACTATTCATGCTCCTATCCAAGCAGCAAGTAATGTGTGGTCTTTGTTTAATGAGAATAAAGATACTCACATGCATACGTGGTATACAAAGAATGTGGTCCCAGGCTTTGGTAGTTCTTGGTTTAAGGGACAGGAAGATCCACAAGTTTCTTGGTATCTTAAGTCGTTGCCAACAGAAATTGTAGAGAATCTAAACTCTCTAACCAAAGAAGTGCAAAAGTATACGGATAAGCCTTTGTTTCCTAATGCTGCTATTGTTACAGCAATCACCGCAGATCTACTAGACATGCCCTCGTACATGGGCATGAGCCTTGTTGTTGAAGCACGGCTCAGAGCATGGACAGAAATCTATCAACAAGAGTACAAGCCTATGGGCTTTTGATGTTACGCCTCCATAGCTCAGTTGGTAGAGCATCGGACTTTTAATCCGCTGGTCGCTGGTTCAAGTCCAGCTGGGGGCATTAGCTGTGACAAAATGTCGGTCATTAGTAACCAAGTTTAACGTTTTGTCACACCTTTTATGGTGACTATGTCTTTAAAACAGCCACAAAGCACCTTATTTTGTGATCATGCAGCATGTTGGATTTCTAGTTTGCTTTGTATTTCCGGATCCGGAAAATCAATAAATGCTTACAAAACCGTAGAAACAAGTACAGAGAAGCATAGTAACGTAGAAATACGTACAAAACCGTAATGATGACTAACCTCGCCTGCAATTGGAGTCGAATTGGAGTCGAATTGGAGGTGAATTGGAGTTAGAAGCATCTCTTTTTGCCTTTCTTAGATCACCCCGCCTGTCCGAGAGGGCAGGCCCGACCCCGGCTGCGAGGCTCAACTATCCGGAAACTCCGGATAGTTGCAGCCAGCACACTGTCTGAGGTCTATTCTTGCCCGTCATCTAAGATAAGATCCTCCGGGATGGAGGGAATGTGGGTATCGAATCCCACCGGGCATCTATTTGGCACCGATAAGCTGCGTTGGCATGTAGCGGGTGACTTATAATCGCCGTCATTTATCGCAGGTTCGAATCCTGCTCGGTGCATTGAAAGGTATATAATGAGATTTATAATGTCCACCGTTCTTTGGTGTATAGCAATCATCATTGCTTTTGTTACTTTACCTTTTGGAAAACATCACCACGAGTAATCAGAAACCTATTAAGAACTTGTTAGTTAATCATCCGTAGTTTAACCAAAACACTTCATCTGATAAAGAAGAGATGCAGGTAATCAATCCCGTCGGATGCAGCTTTCATTAAACCCAAGGAGAATAATCAATGGCAGGACGTACCAGTGTAGGTAACAAGGATATGATGCGAGGCTTAAAGCCTGGACGACCACGAAGGAGTAAGAAGAATAAGGGCAACAAGCCAGCTCGTACTTCACGACGTGGTAATGGAAAGCGTATTCGATGAATATAAACGAAAAGAAAGAAATTGATCGTGCATGGCCGGAAACAGAATACTTTGGTATTGATGACAGCGGCGTTTTGCACTCTCTCGGCGTCTATACTTGCTGGGACGATCTAGAATACGAACACAATGTTGACCAATACTCATGGATCTGGACAAGAAAGTCCTTTACGCAGTTTCTCTCATACGGCGTTATGCTACTAGGAGACAATGATGGCTGACTATGTTTACGTAGATGCTGGATGTATCTGGATTGGTGACCCTTGCTATGTCATGGGTGATGACGCAAGCTCACGAGTTCGTGACTGGATTACTGACTTTTGTGATAAGCTAGATAACAATAAAAGCGTTAACAAGCCGCTTGGCGAAGGTATAGGCCTTTGTATCAACTCTGGCTACGGCGACGGACGCTACCCAGTAGAGATTGAACATGATTCTCACTCAGGAAGAGTAAAGTCGGTTACTATTACTTTTATTGAAGATCACTATGATGATGAGGACGATGATTGGTAAATTCTACCCCGGTAGCTCAGCTGGATAGAGCAGCTGACTTCTAATCAGCAGGTCGTAGGTTCGAGTCCTACTCGGGGTGCTATGCCGTTGTGGCGGAATTGGCATACGCATCAGACTTAAAATCTGACGGCCTTAGGGCCTTGTGGGTTCGAGTCCCACCAACGGTATTAAAGGAGACTTATGGAATTTAACATTAAAGAATTTAAATACCACTTGACAAGCATGCTACGTATGGTAGAGTATATGGAGAACATGCAGGCAGAACCATCAGGGTATACTGGACCAAAGAAGTTTGCTAACTCAGATTCAAACGGTAACTATGAAGCTGAGTACTATGATTGGACAGAGGAAAAGAACTATGACAGATAATCATGACCCCGGCGACGAAGATCCCAAAGCGTGGATCCGACACACTACATGGGTCGATGTAGTATGGAGCCTGTGCCAGTCCATCCGTGAAGGAGACCTTGACTCCACTTGTGACTTAGGCAACCATTACTACGACATGTTAAAGGATCATTATATAAATGAGCCAACAGAGTAATTGGGATAAATACCGACAAAGAGAAGCCATCGCAAAGAGCGGTGGTAACTACAGAGCGTGGGAAGGTGGTAAAGGAGATATTGATCGCTCCTCACACACCAAGCCCTATCAACTAGGTATGGAGCTTCTGCGAGTAGCGGAAGAATTCGGTAAGGACTCCCCCGAGTATAAGAAGACCGAGGAAGCTTGGCGGGAATCAATCAAGAATCAAAGACGCTAGCAAAGCGTATTCACTATCACACTATGGAAACACTATGAACACTCTATTCACTGTTGCTAAAACTTATCCACTGACTGGCGTTGGTGATTGTCCTGACGGTATCATTACCTCGTCTCGTCATGTATTTACTTACATCAAAGAGACCGGAGAACCACTAGGCGTAGTAAGCCCTGATTACCAAATCATGCAGCCTATGGAAGCGTATGATCTCGTTGCTGAAACCACTGGCAGCGATAACATTGAGACCCGTTGGGACGGTAAGCGTATGATTATTCAAGCGCCTATTGCCCAAGCTCTACTCCCTGGAGATGATCAAATCGTGACTAACTTCACGGTTGTAAACTCCTTCGACGGTAGTGCCTCAATCTACGGTCTTGGTATTAACTTCCGTTTGTTCTGCTTGAACCAGCTCCGAGTAGCTTTCAACAACGCTAAGAATAATAACGCTATTCAGAAGATCCGTCATAACGGTGACTTTGAGTATAAGCTCTCAGAGTTCAAGAATGCTTGCCAAGCCATTGCCCATAGTCATAAGGACTTTATGACTCAGGTAACTGCATTGGTCAAGACCGATGTGACTCAAGCTAAGATCGAAGAACTATGGAAGCAGGTCAGCCCTCATGTCGTTAACTTTACTAAGGATGAAGACACTAACCGGACAAAGCTAACCGCTTTTGTTCAGTATGCTACTCATACTTATGAAGAGGAACGAGAGAGGGGAGCGCCTGATTCTCTCTGGCTGGCAGCAAACGCTGTGACTAAGTATATCCAGCATAACACTGGTAGTCGTGGCCGTAAGCCCAACGTAGATCGACGGTTCATTGATTGTGCCATTGGTCCTCGTGGTAATCTTTCGGCAAAGGTCATGAAGACCGCTCTCTCTATGGTCTGATAACGCGGTCGTTAACGCCTGAGTCTAAGAGAGAATACCTATCCTCAGCTCATAAAAGGAGAACTATGGATCGTTGGAACGCTCTTGATGACGAAGCTAAGAAAAAGCGATACACTTATCAGTATCATCTAGAAGAAACATTAGCTGAGCAGTCCTTGAATAAATACTGGAAGGGCTACGAAAACTGTAAGACTTCCTGTGCTGCTGAGCAAGACCTCATCCAAGAATTTATTCGTCAATGTACTAAATCATTTGATATTATTAAGGATGAGATTGACAAGGACGGGCGGATGCGCGAATGGGCGCCCGCCCTGTTCCTTGTCCCTTCTGATGTCTTAGCTGCTATCGTCATCTCACAGCTTGTTGAAGACCTAGTAGACAGTCGAGACATTCGTAAGAAGATCCATGCAAATGGCGTAGATAACTTCTATTCTGTTGCTTATCGTATTGGAAAAGAAACTAAGCTCATTGCTTCTTTTAAGTATGCTAAGCTAAACAATTCAGAAGAATATAAATACGTCAACAAATATGTAAAGCGTTGGGATCGTAAAAGATTTCATAGATTCACAAAGCGTTGTGATTCTTTGCAAGCTTGGACTAAGAAACAAACATTGTACTTAGGTACGTGTCTTCTTAACATTGCTAAAGCTCATGGTATTGTTAATGTAGAAAGAAAACAATACAAGGAAGCAGGCAAACCAAGAAGCTACAATGAAATCAGCATTGATCCTAACATCATGTTAGAACTTATTCGTAGGCATGAGTATTATCAGTTTCTTCGTCTTTTGTATAGACCAATGCTTGTTCCACCAATGCCCCATACCGAGGATATTCCTGGTGGATGCTTGCTACTGGATCGACGAAAGCCGACCGTAGGTGGTATTAGCAAAGCAAGCCAAGAATGTTTGAATGCAATTAATACACTACAAGCTACAGAATGGACCATCAATGAGAAGGTCCTTGATGTCATGGAAACCATCTACAAAAGAAACTCTACTGAATGCAATATGCCAGCATATAACTACGAGGAGTTCACCTTCCTTCGTCCTTATCCTGAAGAGGGAACATCAGAGGAGAAACTAGCGTGGAAACGGGACAAGGAAGATCAGTATGCTAAGTGGTACAAAGAAGTTCAAAAGCGTGCCCAAATGGAAATTCGTCTTAATCTTGCACGTAAATTAACCAAGACAGGATTCTTCTATCACGCTTATACTATGGACTTCCGAGGCCGAGCATACACCGTTACGGAAATGCTGAGTCCTCAGAGCGGTGACTTTGATCGTGGGTTGATTCAGTTCGCCTCACCATGTAAAGTAACCAAGCAAGGACTGTATTGGCTTATGGTTCATGTAGCAAATACCTTTGATGGTGTAGACTTCGGTTTAGGCCCAGCGAGTGACAAGGTCTCTTTCGACGACCGTGTCCAATGGGTCAAGGCTAATCTACAGAATATCAAAGCAATTGCTGAAGATCCATATGATAATACAGAGTGGATGGATAATAATACCATCAAAAAGAATCCAAGTTTCCAACGCTTAGCTGCTGCAATTGATCTAGCAAAAGCTTTGGATACTGGATACTCTAGCATTCCCGTGCAACTCGACGGATCGTGCAATGGTAGCCAACATTGGTCGGCTATCATGCGTGATCCTGACCTTGCAACAAAGGTCAACGTAGCTCCAAATGATGTACCAGGTGATCTATATCAACTGGTTGCAGATGTAGCTACAGAGATCTGCAAGGGTGGAGAAACCAAGTGGCGTGAAATTTTCTATGAGTATTGGGAACAAAGCATTCCAAGAAAGGTAGTCAAGAGATCTACAATGTGCGATGCCTACGGTATTACCGATCATGGTATCAGACGATATTGTAGAGAAGAGGGACACCTTGAGTGGATTAACGATGGATCCCAAAAGACACAAGCAGTCAATGAATTAGCTGTGATCATTCGTTTAGCATTAGACGGTGCATTGCAGTCAGCTAATACAGGCAAGATATTCCTGCAAGATTTGACAGAGCTATGTGTTGCTCATGGAAAACACGCCAGTTGGGTTACTCCTACCGGATTCAGAGTAGTCAATAGATATACTCAAGAAAAGATCAAAGTGCTTGACACGCATATGTATCGTAATTCTCGCTTACAGTTAAGCGTAGTAGAGGATACAAAGAACCCAGCACTTAACCTAGCTGTTCAAGCTGTACCTCCTAATTATATTCACAGCATTGATGCAGCGCACATGATGAAGACAATCAACCAGATGAAGGAACACGGAGTAACTCATTACTCTATGATCCATGATTCATTTGGATGTCCCTGTTCTTCCGTCCCTATTATGAGAGACGCTTTGGTAAACACTTTTTATGAAATACACAAAGAACCCTTACTTGAACGATTCAAATCGGACATCGAAGATGTCATCGGACCCATCGGACTCAAGGTTCCCACCCAAGGGACATTCGACATTTCCCTTGTCAGACATTCTGAATACCTCTTTGGATGATATCGAGGCACTTCCTGTTGTCTGTGTTGATTGGTGGGATGCAGTATGTAGCGGCGGAAGTAACTGGCAAAGCTTTGACGAGATTCACGAAGCTGTGGATAACGGACCTACTAAGATTCGTACCGTTGGTATGCTTCTTCGTAAGACAGCAGGATACATTGCCGTATGCGATACTTTGATGATTGATGGTGACTCTGGAGGCTATGTCCACGTGATTCCTACAGGTATGGTAGAATCAATAAGGATTATGCAATGGCCAAATCAATGAATTTTAAGATCTCCTCAGAGGGAGACTGCGAGCGTGTCTCAAAAGTATTTATTGAGTGGCTTAAGACCAAGAGTCCTGAGTTAAAGAAGCCCCAACATATTCTTGCTCCTGCTGTTCCTTGGGCTAATCTGTTTGCAGAAATCTATTCAGACGATATTGCAAATCATAATTTAGTAGAAGAAGCAGAGAATAACGTAATTCAAATTAACTTTCACATTGATACCCCAGTACCTACAGATCTAAGTAAACTAAGTACTGAAGAACTTGTTGAAATGTTAGAAGCTTTTCTTGAAGAAGTAGATGAAGAAGGTTTCATCGAAATTGAAGGCGATCTAGAAGAAGAAGATGATGACACAGAAACTGAGTGATGTCCGTAAGTTTATTCGAGGTGAGTTCTCTGGCACTCGTCTTGAAATCATGAATACCAAGCCAGCAACTAAGCTACCTGACGGTACACCAATCAATCCAGAGCCTGTTATCCAAGACGAAAGCTTGGGAAGTAAGTGGCTTGATGGTCTCAACAATACCCAGCGTGCACACTTAACCTTCATGTCGGGTGTTGACATCCATGCTCCGCAGGTCTTTGATATTCTCAACGAGGAAGACAAGACCGTCTATCGCTATGAGGGACCAAGCATTGCCCAAGAGTGGAAGCTCCTCTATCGTGGCGAGCGTCCATTCTACCGTAAGGTTGGGAGAGCCTGATGAGTAATGTATTAGTAATCGGAGATACGCATTGTCCAGCAATGCTCGATGCATACCCCGATTTCCTTGCCTCAATCTATGAGGCTTGGGATTGCAACCATGTAGTACACATTGGAGATCTTGTGGATTTCCATGGTATCAGTTTCCATACTAAAGAGTTTGGTATTCCTGATATTGAACGAGAGATTGAAGAGGCACGGCAGCAGGTGCAAACTCTCTGTGAGTTGTTTCCTGAAGTAGATTATCTTACTGGTAATCACTCGGCCTTACCTGTGCGTCAAGCTCAGGAAGCCGGACTACCTCCGTCAATGGTCTTATCTTTATCTGAGATTCTAAACCTTCCAGATACCTGGAATGTGCTGCCTAGATATACCGATCTTGTTATTGATGATGTAATTTATCGTCATGGCGATAAGGGTCGAAGCAACCAAACAAACGCAGCATTTCTTAACGCACAGAATGAGTTCATGTCTGTCGTACAAGGACACCTCCATTCTCAGGGCGGGGTTCTCTACGGTGCTAATCAGACCAAGAGATACTTCGGTATGCAAGTAGGGTGTGGAACTGACCCACGATCTCCCTATTTGAATTACAGCAAGATCTACAGCAAGCGTCCTATGCTTGGATGCGGTGTTGTACTAGATGGTGAAAGAGCTATCTTCGAGCCCTTATTCCTCGAAGAGTGGCGTTAATGTTTATTGGGAATGGTTCCCATAGCCAAGTTAAGTGTTTAAAGAAAGGAAGAACACATGGCAAATCGTAACAATGAAATCTATTCTCCGATCGTTGAAGTTGCTTGGGCTAACCTCCGTAAGCCTGACGAGTTCCGAGGCAGCAAGAAGCACGACATTCAGGTCGTCGTTAACGATGACTTCAAGAAGCAGCTCGATGCTTTCAACATGCCGCTCAACGGTACGTACACCGGCAAGGAGAGTGGAGATACTATTGTCAAGGTGAAGACTACCGAGTTCACCAAGCAGAACAAGGATCAGTACGGTCGTATTGTTGATTCCAAGGGAGTCAAGACTGATTACTTCCCCGCTAAGGGTGACAAGGTCCGCCTTAAGATCTGGGCTCGTGAGTGGGAAGGCAAGATGAGCCTGTTCCTCAGCGGCGTACAGGTCATTGAGGCCAACAACACCAGCATGTCTGGTTGGGAAGAGCACGATGGGTTTGTGTCGGAAGAGTCGTCTAACGAGGCACCGACAGGAACCAGCGAGACTCCTGTTACAGTGCCTGATGACGACATTCCGTTCTGATGTCAGTCTTGTACGAAGCTACGTTTCCAATCAATCCCGTAGCTGCTAGCAGACCTAGAGTGACCACTAAAGGTCATAGCTACTATGCTGGTCCATACAAGGACTTCAGAAAAGATATTCAACCGCTTATTGAGGAGCTGACCAAGGGCCATGAGCCCTTGGTCGGTCCTCTTTCGGTGTATGTTGATATCTATGTACGTCGTCCAAAATCAACTAAGTTACTACATCCACGGGCTGATATTGATAACTACCTCAAAGCAATCTTTGATTGTTTCAATAAAATCTTGTGGGAAGATGACTCGCAAATCACGCTGATTCATGCAATGAAAGCATGGACAGATAGTAACGAAGATGATGGGTACTTTTGGATTAAAATCGAAGAGGATATCAACTATTAATGAATGAAGATAGTTACGTTGTAGCCAGAGATCAATGTCCTAAGTGCGCAGCTGAAGGGCATGACAACTCTGAAGATAACCTAGCAAAATACAGCGATGGTCATTCGTATTGTTATAGGTGTAAGTATTATGAAAAAGGTGATAAAGTGATCACAGTTCGGAAGACAATGGGCGAATGGAAACCGTTGTATGGCGAGTCTACAGATCTCCCAGAACGTAGACTAAACCAAGATACACTACGCAAGTTTAACTACCAAGTAATTAACCACCCCGAGAAGGGCGATATTCATATTGCTAACTTCTATTCTAATGGTACACTTGTAGCACAGAAGTATCGTGGTCCTGACAAGCAGTTCAGGTGGCGAGGCGAATCCCGCAGTGCTGGCCTCTTTGGTCAGCATCTATTCGATGGCAGCAACAGTCGTCGGTTGGTCATTACTGAAGGTGAGATCGACGCTATGAGCGTCTATCAAGTCAACGGTGGTTGGCCCGTAGTATCACTCAATGGTGGTACAGGTAATGCAGAGAACAACATTAAGGACAACCTTGAGTGGATCTCCAAGTTCCCAGAAGTTGTCTTGATGTTTGATAATGATGATGCAGGTAGAGAAGCTGCTGTCAAGTGTGCTCAGCTCCTTCCACCTGGTCGCACTAAGATTGCATCGCTTCCTAGAAAGGATGCCAATGAGTGTCTTGTATCTTCGGATAGCAAGGCAGTTGTCAATGCAATTTTCCAAGCCAAGCTTTACTCCCCAGACGAGATTCTTCATGTAAAAGATATTATTGATTCAGAAGATTCTCAGATGGAGGTCTATGCTTATCCTTGGGATAACCTTAGTGAGTTCTTACTAGGTCAGAGAAGCGGAGAGGTAAACCTTTGGTGCTCCGGTACTGGCTCCGGTAAGTCTACTATTCTTCGTGAGATTGCTCATCATCATCTTGAAGAAGGCAGATCAGTAGGTATGATCATGCTCGAAGAGTCTCCTGAAGAGACGCGAGATGACATGATCTCACTATTGATCAACAAGCCTGTGCGAGCAATCAGAGCATCTAAGATCATGAACGATCTTCGTAAGAAGATGGGCAAGGATCCAATCAACATTGAGTTCTTTGATGATCTTGATTCAGAAGAATACGCTCTTGCTAGGACCAAGCTAGAAGAAACTAACCTATATATCTATGACCACCTAGGTAACAGTGCCATGCAAAATATCATGGCTCGTATGGAATACATGGCTATTTCTCTAGGCGTTGATGTTATTATTCTAGATCATATTACTGCATTGGCAGCTGGTCTTATGGGTAATGATAATGATGAACACCAAAGCGAGCGTATTCTTATTGATACTGTTATGAAGCAGCTAAGATCCTTGGCTGTTCGTACTGGTGTGCATGTAGATATTGTTTCACAACTTAAGAAGACCGACAAGGCATTTGAAGAAGGTACTAGAATTACCTTGCAGGACCTCCGTGGTTCGGGTAGTCTAGCTTCTGTGCCAAACACCATCATTGCTCTTGAGCGTGATCGTCAAGCGTCATGTGAGTATGAAGCTAATACTACTATTGTTAGAGTACTGAAGAACCGGCTCACTGGACGAGCTGGCGTAGCATCTTGTTTATACTATGACCGCAGATACGGACGCCTTACGGAAGTTCCATTCCAAATCTCAGAAGGACATGTGGTCTTAGATCCAAATCATAAGTAGGAGAAACCGTGCGACTGGTATTCGACATCGAGGCTGACGGCCTATACTGGGATGTCACGGAAGTATACTGTATTGTAGCTCACGATATTGATACTCGAAAGACATGGCACTTTACACCTGAGAACATTGAAGAGGGTGTTAGGTTTGTCATGTCAGCAAAGACTCTCATCGGACATAACATAGTTACTTTCGATATTCCAGTTCTAGAAAAATTATTCAACGTGGAATACAAGGGTAATATTCTAGATACTCTCATTGTATCTAGGCTCATGTACCCGGATGTAAGACAACATCCATTCGGAGGTAATGGTCTTAAGCAATGGGGCCAACACTTAGGCAACAGTAAGATCGAGTTCGATGACTGGTCGCACTACTCCAAGGAGATGCTTAAGTACTGTACTCAAGATGTTCTATTGAACTACGATATTCTTCAAGCTCAAAAGGAGTTTATCAAAGAGTACGAAAAGGTAATCAAGTTTGAAACTCTTGTTGCTCAGATCTGTTTTAAGCAGCAAGTCAACGGCTTTGGTTACAACCTAGAGGAAGGGATTAACTTAGAGCAAATACTGGCTGTTGAACGAGCAGAGCATCTAGACTATCTTCAGCAAATCTTTCCAGATAAAGTTGAAGAAAGATGGTCACAGAAAACAGGCAAGCAACTAAAGTCTAAGATTACTCCTTTCAATCCACAAAGTAATCTACAAGTCTATGAACGACTAGTAGAGAAGTATCCCCACGTTACCAAGATTATTCCTGAAACCGAGAAAGGTAATCCGCAAGTAGATTCAATTATTTTGAACAAACTTGCAGAGGCTAATGTTTCAGAAGCAGCTCAGATTCTGAAGTATCGAGATAATCTTAAGCTTGAGGGTCAGATTAAAGATTGGAATGATAGAGCATCTAAGTCTCCTGATAGAAGGATTCACGGAGAAGTGAATACTCAAGGTGCAGGAACAGGACGATGTACTCATGCCAATCCTAATGTGGCTCAGGTAGCAAAGGACAAGCGGATGCGAGCCTTGTGGATTCCCGGCATACCAAACTATGTACAAGTTGGGTGTGACCTATCTGGCTTAGAACTGAGAATGCTAGCACATTACATGTATGAATACGATGAAGGTAACTATGCCGACGTTATTCTTAACGGCGATGTTCATACCATGAACCAGAAGGCTGCGGGTCTTACAACACGAGACCAAGCCAAGACCTTTATCTACGGTTTTCTTTATGGTGCCGGTGATGCAAAGATCGGTACTATTGTTGGTGGCAGTAGGAAGAAAGGTCAGGAACTAAAAGAAAAGTTCTTGGCTCAGCTACCAGCTTTGAAGAAAGTCTTAGATGCTGTACAATGGTCTTTTCTTGAACGAGGTGAAGTTCAACTTCCCGATGGAAGATGGGTTAAGTGTCGATCAGAACACGCAGCACTAAATACTATGCTCCAAGGTGCGGGTGCCATTGTTTCCAAATATTGGATGGTAGTTGCAAACGCTAGGCTCAAGAAGTTTGGCAATAAAGTAATTCAAATGGCTTATGTCCACGATGAATTGCAGTTTGCTGTCCATAAAGATTATGCAGATGAAGTATGCAAAATACTAGAGGCTGCTAGTTTGGAAGCAGGAGAACGTCTTGGAATCAAAATGCCAATTCACTCTGAAGCGTGCATTGGTTCTAACTGGCAGGAAACACACTAATGCCTACGTGGTATTCACTAAGGAATAGATTGGAAGCTGGCGAAGTAAGTGCCAGAAACTCATTTGAAAGATTCCTAACCACTTTGGTTACAACGTATGGTTGCTTAGACATTTGGCATAGATCCGTCGCTTCTAGCTCTTCGGAGCTAGAGTGTCGGATCTTTTACATGCAAGCAGACGATTCGTTTGTAGCTACAGAGTCATGGGAACGAGATGGAGAAAGAGCTGAGTACTGGTTGCAGGTCAAAGGTACAGCAAGTGAGATCAGAGCTACTTTGATTTCTTTATTGCCCCAGATTTCTCAGCTACATGAAACCAAACGACACGGCGAATGGAACTATGGTCCTATTGAACCATTCAAAGGACAAGGATCTATCACTACAGATATTAATGGTAATGTAATTATCTCTGGTAGATTCGGTGACATTGCTTTGTACGACGGTGGAGTAGAGCTTAATTGGGAAGACATCGCTTGGTCTTTTGATGGATGCGAGGTAACGGCTACGGCTCCTCCATCTACGGTATGCTTCTATCCTCTAGGTTCTTCAGTACTTCAATGTGGTGAAGACGAGGAAGAGCCAGACCCAGTAGGCACTTGCGTACGAGGAGACTGCCGTGGCTATGTCGCTAATTATCCTGAGACTGCAGGCGAATGCGATGGAGTTGAGTGGATTCAAGATCAAGATCTAAGTAAACAACCACAAGAGTTTTGGGAAGATAGGTATAACTGTGAAATCGTAGACCCTCCTGAAGGAACTTGTGTTACAGGAGATTGTACTTCTGGTTTTACCTCATCGTATGTTGAGCAAGATGCTTGCGATGGTATTGATTGGTTTGAAGAAGTCGATCTAACCGCAGAACCCAGTTCTTATTGGGAAGATTACTACAACTGTGTGGAGCCTACTGGCTGTTGCATCTTAGGTGATACATGTGAATGGGACTTTGTAGGAATTACTACAGAGCAAGAGTGCATTGATGCTCATGCAGCATTGCCACCAGGTACGGCTTATTCTTGGAATCCTAATTCTAAAGAGGCTACATGTAACCTAGACTACTTAACAAAGACTAATACATGCTACGAGCATCCACAAACTATTACAATTTCAGTTGAGTTTGTTTGTACTAGCGGTGGCGTATCAGGCCCTGTCGGTATTCCATCAGGTTATTATCTTCAGTATCCAGGTAGCGGTGCTATTAGACCAGCGGTAAAACCAGGAGATCCTTTTGAAGCTCCTGACTTTATTCAGCAACCAGAAGGAGAACCCGGAGGCGCTTGCGATGGCTACACTCTTTCGGGTTACAGCACAACTCAAAATACTGTTCGTGGTACGGTAACTTTGGATTATGTATTTGAATTAGTTAACGTTATAGATGATGAACAAGCAGAGTATACGCTAACAAATACTTTAGTAGGATGGCCTGGTTCTGTTGTTACAGGAACTCTTATGAATTATACATCAGAATGGATGTCCGATCCTCTTTGTGAAGGAGGGAATGATCCTGTTAATTTAGGGGCCAATTCCTATCAATATAATGGTTCTTTAACTAAATTAAACGCCACAGTAAGCGGATCATTGACACGCTTTTTTAGTCTAAGTACTAATACAGCTTCATATTTAGGAGGAGTGTCAACGACATTTCCTGGTAATATTACAAGGATTTTAAGTTTTGGTCCTGGGGGATCTACTAATGTTAATTTCCCATATGCCTCTAATAGCGTGTCGTGGTGGGCTTCTGAACCTCAACCCTCTAATATTAGAAGAGTTTATACCGATTATTGTTTTGGTCATATTATTCCAAACACAACTAGGGAATGGGGCATCAGCATTGTTCCAGAAGTTTTAGAAGCAGAGTCATATGACTTTTTGGAAATTCAGAGTTATAAAGTAACTAACTCAATATCGGAGACATTCTAATGAATGGCTTAGGAGATCTAATTTACTACATCTTAAAATACACCGGCATACATTGGCTGGTACATAAGTATGGGTCTTACACAGGGTTTGAGTGTGGTTGTAAGAATCGAAGAAAAACTTTAAATCGAAAGTTTCCATTTACATGGCTAAAGAAGTAATACTTCGAGGGTTTAAAGACATTTCAAATGGATGGAGATCTAAGTGGCTAAGGTATGGGACTGGTAGTAAATTAACTCACTGTACCTTATCAATTGGCGATCTTACATTACACGTAGATTACAAAGGTAGTAATTGGTATCCTACTCTTAGATTGTTTGGGTCTTATGTAGGAACCTATGAGTTAGAATCTTTTATACGCATTGGCTCGGTTAAGAAACCTGTTTACATCAGGCCCGATGCTGGTAGTACTATGTCAGTAATAAGATGGAAGTATCTACTAGGATCTAGACCATCTTGTTGTTCTACTGGATGCATTGATGCTCTTAGACAAAATGGATTTGAATGCCCTGAGCTAATCCTTCCGCACAAACTTATAGAATTCTTTGAGAATGATCATATTAGGAATGAGCGGTAAAGCTCGTACAGGAAAATCAACATTATGTAGAGCAATCTATGACGCAGCAGAACGAGTAGGATGGGACGTAGAGATTAAACCATTTGCTGGGCCTTTGAAAAAGTACGTAGCTGAACAACTAGGATACACAAAGGAAAACAACCCAGATCAGTATCGCATTAATTGTCAACGCATAGGTGCAGAGGAACGCTCTAAAGACCCAGATCACTGGGTTAAACTATGGTATCAAGATATGTTACTAGAGTTTGATGCAGAGATGAGGGAGAGCGAACGACCTGTACTGTACTTAGTTGACGATGTCCGATATCCAAATGAACTAAAGGTTCTACGTGATCCCCGTGTTAATGCAACTATTCTGTTTATCAAGCATGATAGCAGAGCAATAGAAGATCCTGATGGTAAGTGGCGTACTCATGAATCTGAACAACTAGCTAATAAATACGAACAAAGCGAAGACTCGCACCTTAAGAACAAGATTGGCTATGACTTTGTGATTCATAACGATAAGAGTGAAAAAGAAATACAGAAGTGGGCACAGACTTTCATGGAATTTCTATCATCGTCTGATCCTTGTTTATGTGAGAATTGCGTAGCTAACTATGAAATGAGAGAACCTGATAAAGATAAGTTAGATAAAGAACTACGCAACTTTTTAGACGACCTGTTTGGAGATGACGATGAAACAAGAAATGCCTGATGTTGCTATTTTAGATGCTGACATCATTGCTTACAAAGCAGCGTGTTGGGCAGAGGCAACACTTGATGACCGAGAGTCTGAAGAAGCTGGCTTTGAGGAACGGATCAATGCTGACTTATCTTTCTGGACACCACCTGGTGTATCTAGAATTCTTCTAGCCTTTTCTTGTAGTAGAGAAGACAATTACCGCAGGGATTTCTGGCCTGATTACAAAATGAATAGGGCAGGCAAGCCCAAACCTAGATACCTAGGTAGAATGAAGGAAATCCTTTGCGACAAGGCTCATGTCGTAGAACGACCTAGGCTTGAGGCAGACGATATTATTGGTCTTGGCATGAGTTCTATGCTCATGGTTGGAGTCAGCTTGGACAAGGATCTAAGGTCCTGTCCGGGCTGGTACTTCAATCCAGATAAGATAGACTTTCCTATTTTGTTAAGTCAAGAATATGCAGACGAATGGTTTCACAAGCAGTGGTTAATGGGCGATTCCACAGATCACATTCCGGGTATCCCAAAGGTTGGGCCAGTCAAGGCTCAAAAGATGCTGGATTCTACAAGGTCTGATAACTGGAGTTCTATGGTCATGGCTGAGTACGAGAAGCGAGGCTTTGACTACGACTATTGCATGGCTCAGGCACGTTGCGTCCGTATCCTAAGGTACAAAGAATGGGACAAGGATAAAGAAG